TTGCCCGTTGCGTAAATCTGACTTTGAAAGAATGTTTGCAATACCCCGGGCAACTAATTCATCAGTCAAATAAACGCCGCCAGCCTTATTCAAGGAATTTTTTGAATTAGAGCTGCTTTGGTTCACGTTTAAATTCTGGTTTACGGTGCTGGATCCTCCGAAAAACTCTTTAATCGGTTTCAATTTATCAACCAATCCCTTGACGGCGTTTTTAACTTTGTCAATAATTCCAAGCCATAGATTGAAATAACCAATTAAAACATTCTTAATAAATGTTCCAACTTGCTTCAAAATCTTAAATAAAGAATCAACCATTGCGCGGAATGTGTCTGATTTATTGTAAGCCAAAATCACGGCGGCAACGAAAGCGGCAATTGCCAAAACAATTAAGCCAATTGGATTAAGGCTTAAAGAAATGTTTAATTTAAGCTGAGCCGCCGCCCATAGTTTTGTAACGGCTGTTATTGTTTTTGTAATAATTGTATAAGCCTTGATTGCGTAATTTAGGGCAACAATTGCGGCGGCTAAACTACCAAAAACAACAAACAAAACGGTTGCCACTGTTGAATTGTTTTGAATAACCTCAGCCATTCCAATTAAAATTGGAACTAATTTTTCAACAACAGGTAAAAAGCCAGCACCGATTGATTCTTTAGCCTCATTGATTTGGGTTTGCATAATTGCAAACTTTCCTGCCGCGGTATTGGCTGCCGTTGCGGCGGCTCCTCCAACTAGGCCATTTAATTCCTCTTGAACCTTTGCCCAATCGCCTGAGGCCAATGCGGCTTCACTAATACCGGGAACCAATTTCTTTAATGCCTTGAAATTGCCTGCATAAGCCTTTGAAAGCGTATTTGCCACACTTTCAAGCGGAATGCCCGTTTGCGCCGATATATCCATTGCGGTTGCGGCTAATTGTTGAGCAACGGCCACGTCTTTAGTAGCTGTAACCAATTTAGTTAATGCCGGGCGCAATTGATCATCTGTAACGCCAAACAATTTTCCTTGAGCGGAAATCCAATCCTCAACGGCGGCAACTTGTGTATCTGTTGCCTTTGTGGTGTTTTTTAATGCGTTAGCAAATACGGCGGCGGCCTGAGCATCCTCAGCGGCGGCCTTAGCAAAATTCACTCCAACGGCGGCCAATCCAACCAATGCAAGGCTGGCCGTTTTGCTTGCCTTTTGAACGCCTAATGAGAATTTATCGAAACCTGATCCAGCCTTTTGAATATCGGCCATAGATTTGTTTAGGCCTTTAGCGTTCCACTCCGAAATAATCGGGATAATTACGGCCATTATTGATTCCTCATAACTAGATTCTTATTAACGATTTTACTAACATCCTCTATCGCTTTCAAGATTGCGCGGTTTGTCATTGGCATAAACGCCTCAGTTGTTGGCCAGATGTAACGGGATGGATTCCCGGGCAATTGTCGGATCATTGCCGTACCTTGCCCGTTTACTTTGTGGGAACGCTTTTTGCCTTTCCAATCATAGGATCGGGTAGTTTCGCCATCGTGGGAATTTTTGGCCAGATCTGTAATCTGAGGAGCTGCACCTTGAACGATTATCTTAACCAATCCCCACGCATCCGCCGTTTTATCTTTTCGGCCTCCAAATTTGGTAGTTACTTTTGGAGTTTTCCAGCCTGTGCGGCCTCTATGTTCCATTCCGCTCATAGGCGCGCCATTAGAGAAATCCTGCACCAATGCGCCAGCCAATGGTTTGGCCGCATCCTTAATGTTTTTGACGGATTCAAAATAAAGTGCTTTATCAATGTTTTTGATTTCGGCTAGTGTTTCCCGAATTCCATAAACTTGAGGTGTTGCCACTTTGTTATCCTTTCAATACGTCAACATAGGTGGCAATGATCGCCCCATCTAGATCAATTAGCGATTCAAACGGAATCCCCGTGTGTGCGCTGATCTCAACTATTCGCCGGGTGAGGCTTCCAGATGGGGCGAATTCGGGTTTTCGTCAGCTAGTGGTTCCACGTCAATTAATGAATCCATAAAATCATTAAAGGAACCGGGAGCGCCTAGAGTAAACCAAGCCAATAAGGCCATATCCTCTAGGCCGATCCCGTTAGCCAATGCCGAAATCTTGCTTTTTGTTTTGCGTTCCCATTCAATAATGGAGCGCGGCGTGGTGGAAATCTTTTCCAATCCCTCGCCTCGATCAATGCCGATAACGAGTTTCATATTAAGCCGCCGTAAACGCTAAAGTGCCAGAAAATTCCGCGGTGCAAGTGCTTGCGCCATCAGCTGGAAATTCATCTGAAAGAGAGGTAACTACCATATTTCCAGCCCATTCGCCATCATCTCCCACGATGGTTAATGCAACGGCTGATCCGCCTACGGCATCCCACATTGCTTTGTAAAAGCCCGTGTAACCGTCATAGAGGAAATCACAAGAGGCGGTGATCTCAATACCCTGTGAGAGTGTTACGGAGCCTGAAAGAGCCTGAATTGTCGTTGAATCGGCTGTTTTGTTAATTGAACCCGTGGTTACTTGTGCGGAATAGTCTGTTGCACCGATTGAAACGGTGAACTCTTTTCCTGTGATTGCTACTGTTGGCATTTGTTTTCCTTATTCTGTGACAAGTACCGAAATCGGCACCATTGAGGTTAAAAGATCGGCTTGCCCAATCTTTGTTGTTTCGGGTGAACCGATAGCACCATTGAGAGGAAAGATCGCCACGATCTGCCCAATCAAATCCTCTAACCGTTCCATTGCCGATTCATTTGTTCCAGCTGGTTGAGCGGTTAATTCAAGATCAAAATTCACTTGAAATTGTTTTATTGTTTTCCGTTCAACCCAATTTTGAGATGGCCGAATAACTACCCCGGGAGGAGTAACGCCAGCTTGTGGCGCGGCTAAATAAATGTTTACATCCAACGCCTCAAGAGCCGTGGCAACATATTCTCTAGCCTCGCTTAACATACTCACGCGATCACGGCTCCGCCGTAAGGCATACAAGGTGTTAAAAGCCCTGTAAAACGTGCCACAAGGCCAGCCCCTAGCAAATGAGGAGTTTGCACAATGTTTAGATCTGCTCCAACCATTTGGCCGCCGGGAGCGTGGCGAGATTGCCAAACCTGAACGGCCATCCCTAAAGCTGCTTCCCTGCAATTTTCGTGGGATTCGTGATCCTCATCTGGTTTCAAAAGTGGCAAAAGTGCTTCATCAATTGACACGCCCACGGCGGTTAATTCCTCATCCGAAATGATTTCAACGGATAGATCTAAAACCTCACGCAATTTATCAATATCAACTAGCATTTTTTGCTCCTCTTAGGTGGTGGATGGCCGCCCCGTTTGGAACGGCCATCCGTGTTAGTTATTAATCAACGGTACATTCTGCGAATGCGTTCACGTTGCTGATAACGGCGGCAGCCCGTGCTTCACCAAGAATGGTGATGATGTTGCTTAGGAATTGTGTTCCGTGTGAATCGGTAACATAAACGGCGGCAACATTGCGATCAAAGAATGCTGTTCCAGCTGCGAAATCGCCAACATAAGCGGTTCCAGCTGTTACCTGTGATGATGCAACTACCTCTAAGCCCCAATAGGTTCCGCGGATGCGATCTCCATCAAGAGTCTTTGAAAGCATATCCACATCCATTGCTGCGTAATCTGCCGGGTTCAAAACTACAAGTGATGGGTTGAATCCTGCACTCTGAACGGTTCCAATACCAACGCGAACGGCAGAAATTAGATCTGCTCCAACGGCTGATGGCAATGTTGCGCCTGTAAGTGCATCTCCAGCAATAGCATCTAGTTTCTTGTAAACGCCCTGAATTAATTGGGTGTCAATGTAGGAACGTAGAGCTGGTGAATCCTCAAGAACTTGACGTGTGGCGTGAACGTGATGTGCCACGGTGTCAAGGTTGATTACATCCACGGATGAAATGATTGTTGCCTCAGGCTTAACGGCACCCTCTGCCACAATTGCGGCTTCTGGTGCTAGGCCTGTGGTTACCCATTCAACCGAATTTGACGAAACAATAATTCTATTGAAAGCGTTCAAAAGTGGAGTTGAAAATCCAGCTGCTGGAGCAACTAGGCGATCCGGGCGCATCCAAGCCAAACCCGGGTTTTCTGTGGTGTTGATTGTGTCGCGTAGTTCTACATCAACGCGGCCTGATGTTCCTGCGCCAGCATATGCGCGGAATTCGTTTGAATTAACAAACTTTTCGCCAATTGTGCGGTATTCGCTCATCTGGATTTCCTTTTCTTTTTTGTTTTTTAGGCCGCTAACCATTCCCTCGAAACGGGCGCGGGATTCTGTGTTTTTAACGAATGTTGCAATACGCTCATCTATGGCCTCAACCTCTGCAACGATTTCGCCAGCGCGTTCCGCTAGTTCTGTGTTGTCTGGATTTTCTGCCAATTCGGCGTTAATTTCATCAATATGATCAGCTGCGGCATTGCGCTTTTCGATCATTTCTTCAATGTTTAGATTGCTCACGGTTAGTTTTCTCCAATCAATCGTGAACGCGGATAATTCAACGAATGTGGAACGGCTCTAAAAGAGTGTGCCGGCATACTCTTAAATCATAACCTATGGTTAGATTTTTCGCATCCACCCCGGGATGTTTGGCATTGCTGGAATTCTTACAGGCTCAAAAGCATTGCGAACGGAAACCAATTCCGCGCCGTCATAAGCTGGCAACGGAACCAATGAAACCTCAAGTAATGCGGCCTCATTAATTACCCTAATTCCGTCAATGTAGGAATCTTTTATTGTGCGGAAACCAATGGAAAAGGAATCTAAAACTCCCTCATTAATTTCCGCCAATGCAGCGTTTCCCTCTGCCGTATCAGCAATTCGCGCCTCAATCCATAAGCCGCCCGGGTGATCTGGATTCAATAAAGTGGCGTATCCAATTGCGGTTCTGTGTTCGTGGCTTTTGAAAATTTTTAGTTTCTTTTTGCTAGAGGCCATTAAGTCTTTAGCGGTTTTTGTTAGGGAACCTTGAGCAAATCGTTCGCCGCCAGCGTTTGGCACATTGTAGGAAATCTGATCATAAGGAACGGCGATCCCTGCAATTGTGCGGCCATCCGAATCCTCAGCCAAACGGAATTCAGCGTTAAACAATACGTTTTCAGACATTTGGAACCTCATTAGTTTGTGGTAATGGCGGTAAATCCTCAAAAGCACGAACCTCATTAATAGTGAGATAACCCTTATCCAATCCGCTGGCGTAGGCCTGAGTTCGTGTTGCCGTGTCAGCTCTTAAAAGGCCTGAAAGGTTTATTTTTACATTGGTTCCGCGTGATGTTTCGGCGTTTAGCGTTTCCTCTATTCGGCGGATCCACGGGAGCAAGGTATTTTGAACAAATGCAATGTTCCGGGATTCCACATTGGCATAAGTGTTTGAATCGCTGGATCCACCTAGCATATAAGGATCTAAACCGAATGCTAGGGCAATATCGTTAATAGACATTTGGGACATTTGGAGCAATTGAGCATCCACGGGGGAAATGCTTAACGGCTGGAAATCGGTGGTTGAGTTAAGGATTGCAATGGAGCGTTTATTGCCGTGATTCTCAAGCCATTTAGCCTTTAGATCCGCGGCCTGTTCGCCTGTAAGGTTTGGATTTGAAACCTTGAGGATACCGTTAGGAATTCCCGATTTGTAAACGCCTGAGGTGTATTTTCTCATCTCATCAGCTGTGGCAAAACTTAAAGCGTGGCGGCGCAAAACGCCCATTCCAAATTTGCGCTCGTCTAGCTCGCCAAAATTCCTTAGATGGAGCAATTTGCCATCTGGCACATATTCCCATTCCGTGGATTGTGGATTTCGGATGAAATAACCTTGCCCGGGAACGTAATCCATTAGTTCCGGGTGGATAACGTGTAAGGATCCAGCCTTAGGCGCGCCGTTAATATCTCGCTCGTCAATGTAAATAAAACCGTTGCCATAGATCAACGCGGAATAGATCCATTGGCCGAAAAATTCCATTCGGTTAAGTCTGCCGGGCTGAACCGTAGCCATAACGCGCCCATCTGGCCGAACCAATTGGGGATCCTCAATCCAACCGGGAGTGGGTAGAGTTTCAAGGCCGCGCCTTAGATCAATTGGCAAGCCTGAAATCGTATCTACGATCAATGAGGCGGCGCGGCTAACGGCTGGAATTGTAACGGCGTAGTTTGCAAAATCTCCAGATGGCTGGAGCGTTTCCAATGATGAATCAACCCACCAAAATTGACTACTCGTAGGATTTGACATCCAGCCATCAGGAGTATTTAACAAAATATCCGCATTAGCGCGAACGAATCGAGAGGTGCCAAAGTTGCCAAAAAGATTTCCTAGAATTGCCAACGGTTTACTCCAAACATACGTTAATTAATCCTATAACATAAATCCCTATTTTGTGCTAGTAGATCATAGGCGCGGATTCGGTTTTTCTGTAAACGGCCTGTATTGCCCAACCCGAAACCTTAACTAAATCGGTGCGGCGTTGCTCCGATATGGCTGGAGTTAATCCGCCAGCTTGTGCCGGGTTCACGATCATTTCAATAATCTGGTTATTCAAATCGTGTGTGTTTGCGTGGCGAATCTGGCGTTCCGTTACAAGTTCGCGCAATAGGGCAAATGAGGATCTGGATTCTTTTGTGCCAGCCCCCTGAACGGGAACGGGCATTGCCGAAACATTTGGATCCGCCGTAATTGTTACCCCTGCAAGGATTGTGGATTTTGGCCGCGTAGATGAAATCTCAGCTGCCCGAATCCAAACATCCGCCATTCTTTCAAACACTTGTCCCGTTACATAAATCGTTTTATTTTCATCCGCCCAAGCCACGGCCAGCGATCCGCCCATTCCAAAATAATCATCAATAGCAATGATGCATTCGGCATCCGCTGGAATCTCTAGATCAGGCATAGCCGCCTCATCCCATAATTGAGTAGGAATCAAATAATTGTTTTTATCCTCCGCCGATTTCGCCCATATGTTTAGCCATTGCGAACGGAACCCCTCTGAATCAACCTTGCCAGCAATGAAATCTCTAATCTTAGGATCCCAATGTGGTGAGGCTTCGCGCCAACTATCCTCATCAAACGGTTCACATTCTTTATGCGCGCTCCACTCCATAATAAGCGTGGATTTAGGCTCAAACATTTGTTCCAATGCTTCGCGCCGATTCTTAACCATTAGATCCGTAGCCTCCGTGTGAGCCGTGGATACCAAATAGAGCTGAGAGGATATCCGCTCAATCATTGTTGGCAATAAGCCATCATCTGCCACCTCAGGTTTTACGCCCCACGCCTCATCTATTAAACCCATTGAAACGGAATAACCATAGACGGATTCGGAGCCGCGGATCATCCACCGGGATCCGTCTGGATGTTCGATCTCCTCATTGCCGTGGCTTAATCTAACTTTGTAACTTTCATCCATTGCCCATAATCTGGCTGGCCTCTGGATCTCCCGGGCAACGGCTAGGTTTTGAGCCGTGTGCAAAATAAGCTGCTCCTCATCAAATCTGGCCGCTTGATGCATCCGCCACAAGATTAA